TACGTCTTCAAACTTAACAGCAAGCTCGTCAATTAGTACTTGCTTTTCGCCGTCTTTAATAAAGTCTGAAATGTTGTCGCCGGCCCAGAAGCGTTTGTCTGCTGATTGCAAACGGGCTTTTATTTCTTTGGATTTATCCATTTTTTTAATCTCCGATGTTTAGGCAGTGGATTGCCGTTAATAATACAATGCACAATATAACTTACATTATACATTGTATTTAGGTTTTTGTCAAGTATGTTATACAAAATATGTGTTTAACATATCAAGACGATCATGTGCTGTAGCCATTGCATCTAATTCTTTTTGAATTGTTTCAATGATATCAGAGTGTTCTCCAATGCCTACAACTTTTTGCATGTAAACTTCGACGTTAGTCTTATGCAATTCTATTTCCGCTTCAGCGTGTAGTCTTGCCGCTTTAATCATTTGTTCCTTCAAGTCCATAGTTCCTTTCCTTTTAGTATTTTTGTTTAGATGGAATGACGCCTCGTACGCCACCTTTCGGATCTTCCATGTCTCCATCACGACGGAAGATTAAATGTACATGCGGATACATTACTGTTTGTCCCGCACTAGTACCTATATTTAGGCCAATATTATAACCAGTAACGTTATTCTTGGTTGTTGTAACATTATCGTTTCCCATTGACATAGCAAACTTAAAACATTTTTCTACACAATCCATAACATTTACTTTGGGTACTACTAACAAATGTCCTTCAGTTACAGGATACTTGTCTTCGTATACTACAAAGTCTCTAGTATCTAAGTATACGTTATCCCATGGTGCTCTGCCTTCTTGCTGAGCTTGTTCTAATGTATCAAGCGTCATACTTACCTACTATTTCCCAAGGGTAAACTAACCAAACATCATCTTCTGCTTTGTTAACTTCATGTGCAGAATATTGTACACCATGAAACGTACTTGCAAGATTTTCAGTTAGTGTAGCAAATCTTACATTGCGACCCCAAACAGTACTCCATGATGATTCATCAGGTAAGCAACTCTTCATCCAATCTTGTTGTAACCAGTTAAGTGTATTACCCGAGTCGTTTATATCATCAACTACAAGTATATTTTTACGTTTAGCTATATCCCAGCGACTTTTATAAGTGCCACGCTCATCTTCGTCTACGTAACCAAATGCATCAGCTGACATCCAAGTATTACTTTCGCTTTCACTATCGTCATCACGTAAACTAATTTTAACAGCTTCGCAACGTACACCTAGCATGTGACTAAGAATACTTGCAGGAATGTTTCCACCTCTTGTAATACCTACAATATAGTCAGGCTTCCAATTATCTTTTTGCATCTGCATAGAAATATCTATACACATTTTTTCAACATGACGCCAACTGTAATAATGTTTCTTAATCATAGTATTATGTTTTCCTTGTATATTCGTAAACTAATTCATCTTCTGAAAGCACTTTACCAATTGTTCTTTTCGTACCGTTTTTTAAAGTACGTTCAATGATACCGCTGTTATATTCAACATCTACAACGCCACCTTGCTCAATGTCTTCAGGGTTTGTTTCATACCATAACGATGTAAGACTATGTGCATGAACCGACTTAACTTTACTAGCCCATTCTATTGCTTCTAGCTTCAACCTTTGATTTTCAACTTCTTCGTCAAATTCGCTCATTTTACTTTACTCCTTAGCGAGGTAATCTTCGCTATTTTGCCATCTATAACCAATGCCTTGTACAAACGGTACAAAGCCCCATGCCTGTGCTTTCTTGCCCATATAGAACAAACTCCAGCACGGTATTTCTTTTCCGTTAGCGTCTTTCTCAAGTGTTAAGAAATGTAGATCATCTGCTTTACGAAATCTAAAATGACCTGGCCCACGCCAAATACCATGTGAACCTACTATGTTACCTTCTTTACTAACAACAGGTACATTCTCCCAATAACCACCTTTAAGTATAAGTGTTGCATAACTCCAAGGATGATCGTGTAATGTTGCTTCGTCGCTTTTTAAGACTTTGTGTAAAGTGACATTAAACGGAAAGTTCTTTCTATCCTTTAGGAACAAGTACCAACGAACCAAGTAAGGCTCGTTACTATCTCTATCTTTAATTACACGTTTACGACCTTTTAAAAACCCAAACATTATTTACTCTCTTTCAGTGCTTCAAAAGTTTCAATCTTTGCTAGTTCACGTTCATATGCTTCTGCGGCACGTTTTAGGCCTGCATACTTTTCTTCTTTCTCAATATCTCTACCTACAACACCTAGTACACGTTGTATATCTTTAATAGATTGCATAACGTCTATGCCATCTACTTTTAAATCACCTTCAACAGAAAGACCGTATTTTCCGTCTAACGCATTTGTAAATGTAAACGAGTCATTAGTATATATAGATGAAGGACTAGTAGTAAAACTATCATCCCAAGAACTTGTGTCTATAGTAATAGTACTACTATCATCGCCACTAAATGAATAATTAAAATTATCTCCCATCCTTAATCCTCTCATATAGAGCACTACCACTGAAAAAATCTTTGTTAAGTGCTTGACGTTGTTTTTGCAAACTAACCAAATAGTCGCTATAGTTTTCCATATAGTTACGTATCTTGTCAACAACTTCACCTCGATGCTTTCTATATGTTGTATAGTCTTCAGTCCATTTACTAGGATATTTAAATTCAGGTAATGCCATTTCACTGTAACTAAGTCTATCAGGCATCATTGGAATAGCGTCAACTAGTGCGCCTTCATACCAACTAATACCTAGTGTTTCTTGTAGGTTAGCACTAAACACCATCTTTGCTTCACCTAGTAAGTTATGGTATTCGTTCTTTGTAAGTTCACGTTCTTGACAAACAACAAACTCATATTCTGGTAGCTGTTGTGCTAAGTCGTTAAAAATATCAACTTGTTTTTCTGGAGCAACTCTATGTGGAAATAGTATAAGGTTACGCTTTTCCATACCTTTGTAGCTAGTTAAGCTATCCTTTAGATACTCCATAGGCCATCCTACACGACTTATTTTGTCATAGTCTATTGCATAGTCTTCGTCAAATACATCTGTAAACATATCAATATGAAAGTCCGTAGCAAAGAAGTTATCATCATAACATTCAAACATTGACATTTCAGCATGTCTAACCCAAGGTTTATTACCTATAAGTCTGCCTAAGAAGTCTTGCGGATCATAAGACCCTGCATGCCATAAGCCACCAACAGTAATCTCAACACCTAGTAGTTCTGCCATATACTTTAATTGTACGACAGTAGGATTCCATGCATCTGTATATAGAAAGTAATCGCCATTTGATACTTTACCATTACAAAACATTTCGCCTATTTGTTCTAGTTGTTTGCTTTTATAAACATTAGTACCACCAAAGTTAAGGAACGCCCCAGGCGTAGTTGCCTGAGGTGTATCCCCGCCACTAATGACGTTTACATTTTCATTTGTAAATCTCTTGAGTTGCTTTGGAAGATACTCTTTCCATTGCTTAGTGTAGCGTGTATCTACAGCCTCAATATCTACAATATGAATAGTCATTAGTATCTCCGTTTGTTGTTATAGTTTTTACCTGAAGAGCGATTTTTTGCCTTAAGGTGGTTAACATGCCTTTGGTATGAACGCCATACGTAAGAGCGATCGTTGTACAAATCTTTTTCATTGAATGAAAAAGCCACGTTTTTAGCGTCACCAACGTAGCGACAAAAATCTTTGAAGTTTTCCAAGTCTCGAAAAATTTTGTCATAAGCCGGCTTATTAAAGTCGATTGCCATTTTTTAATATCCTCTATTAATAGCACTTTAAGATTTAGGGTAGTAAATTGAACAGCCGTTTTCGTTGTCTTCTGCAACGCTGATCTCTACAAACCGGCCGGGGTATTTGTTAGAGATTTGAGTATACAAGTCATCTGCGATCATCTCACAGCTCTTGTAATCTAGATCAAGCACTGACGTGTTACTGTCAATGTTTTGATATAATCTTTCAAGCCATCGCTTAAATTGGATGAATTCGATGTCCCTATCGTTGTGGAACACTTCAATGCGCACCCGGAAGTGAAAGATATGACGGTGCATAATACCAAGAAACGACACATCGTCCCAATCACCTGTTGCCAATTTTGGATCACTATCTGCTCCTGGATACTTATGGACACCTTCTTTATTAAAGGTTACCCATATACTTCGTTGTGCATTATTTAGTGTATCTTCCATTTTATTCTCTTCCTCTCTGTAGCGCCTTAGCATATAATCGTAATAGCGTTCTTGCATAGTATTAGTATACTTTCATTCTAAAGGTTTGTCAAGTGAATATTTACTCCAATCAGTAAATTTTTCTCTATCCATTAAGTCGTGTAGGCTATGACACCAAACACCTGGGTTACTTGCTTTAAAGTCTTTGTCATCAATTTTAACCATTGTATTATAGTTCCACTGTTTAACATAAGGTACTACAACACGTATTTGTGGAATAAAGTAATCACTTTCAACTAGTCCGCCGTCTAAGAACCATTCTAAGTTAATGTTACTCGGAATGTCTAGGCTACATAGTATACCTTGATCTGTAAACGCACGGATCATTAGATCCCAATCTTCAAATTCATCTGAAGTAACAGGCTTGTAACTGTGATTGGCACCAAAGAAGATATGTTCACATTGTTCTTCTTTGTAGAACTTTATGATCTTATTATAGTCTTGTATGCCTGTAACAAATAATGTTTTCATTCCAAACGCAGGAGTCTTTTCAACTTCTACGCCTGTAAACAAAGTAATGTCGTTTGCTTCGCCTGTGTCGTAATCTCGTTTCATAATGATGATAGCCTTGTTTCTAGTCTATGTATTTCGTCTTTAAACCAAAGTTTTTTTGTTTTTAATCTATTAATTTCACCGTCGCTTGCAAATGTATTATACAACACTTTTATTTCTTCGTCAAGTGTCCTGTGCTTTTTGTATAATTCTTGTAAATAGCCTGCTATTTTATTGTGTTCATTAGTAAAGTTGCTCATCCTCTAATACCTCTAATTTAGTTTCATCAAGGTCTTCTTCGTCTGTAATAGTAGTTTCTTGTTCTACTTCTTCGAACAAGCTACCAAAATAAGTGCTACTGTTTACAGTCTTCTTACCAACAGCACCTCTAGTACCTGGTATAGTCATCCAAAAACGACTATACTCTTCTATAATTGCATTTGCTTCTTCACGACCATCTGCCGCAAATATTGCTTCTACAACATCTCTAAATAGAACCCTATCAAACTTTTCTTGTACAAGCATATTTGGAATGATTCCTGCATCATATTGTCTGTTTGCTTCTTGAACAGCATTAATATGACTCCATACATTATGACCCATTTGGATAGCATATGAAAAACTATCCCAACTAGTCTTGCCTTCTTTACCAATTTTGTTTAGCATACCTGGTGCATAGTGACAAATGTCATTTACTTTAAGTCCGGTACTAAGTGGGCTATCAGTAAAGTTCTTAAAAATGTTATCTTGTAATACAGCATCTCTAAAACCACGGGTATCAGATGCATACTTCTTATCGTCTACACTTGGAACCATTCGATACACCCATTTAGATCTATCTTCAGTTTCAGTTTGAATGTAAATTTGTCCGTTTGCTGTAGCAAGAAAAGGACTAGCACAATCAAATGTAATCATAAAGTTTGGGTTATGATACTTACGAACAGCTCTTTGTATGTCTGTTAGTAATGTAGCCCATTCTAGTTTAGATGTGCCTAAGAAGTGCATTACATCGTGTATGCCTTGCTCCAATAGTCCGTCATACCTTAATGCAACTATACGTTTAAGAACCAAATGCACATCACACATGTTCTGACCACCCATTGACCAACCATTAAAATGCTTATCTGGGTATATGTTAGGATCGCAATAGTCTTTCATCTGCTCGTACCAGTCATCTGCATCTGCATGATTCTCACCTTGCAAAACATTTAACAATTTACAAGCACCTGTTCTATGCTTCATCCAATAGTCATTATTAATACGTGTTGCTTTAACAGCTTCTTGGTATGTGCTAATGCCTGTTGCTTTTGCTCCTTCGGGCGAACGTGCTACCCAAGCCGGAATATCAAGTACCATGCCATAGTCCATATAAGCATCCATCCAACGGAGAACGCCGTCACGTTTCTTTTGTGCTTTAGGACAATTGATATCTTTCCAATCGCCTTCCCAAACACCTTTACCAATTTGGAAACCTCCTGAGTCTCCTAGTAGCCAAGTGTTTTCTCTATCTCTATTTCGAACCATATCTTCTTTAGGAACAACCTTAGTTGTATCTAAGTCAGCATGTCCAGCTGAATACAAACTCCATTTATATGTAAACTGTCCTTCGTTCTTATTAAGATAATTTAAACTCTCAACACCATTAGCAAAGTTACTTGGAACACGATTCTTATCAACATACTCGTCATACCGTTGCTTACCTACATAAGTTGCATAAAAGCCGCTTAGTGCAGGCAAGAACGTTGCATAATCATTTTGTGTTGCTGTTAAATCTTTGTTCATTTATTTTCCTATAGTCCTAGTATGCCAAACAAGTTAAACCATCCCATTGATGTTCCGATTACAACTGGCACACCAATCATTGTTACTGCAATAATAAAGAACGCTAGTCCTGCGCCTTTATTGTGATACGGTTTGTTTGGATCACTCATGCTCGCCACCTTTGCCACGTAATGTGTAAAAGATTTGAGGCTTGCGTTTAGCAGCTTCAAATGTTGCTACTGTTATACATACAGCACCTAATAGTAATGTGTGTATTAGTATGTTAGCACCCAAGTACATCCAAGTACCAGTCATTGCTGTAAATGCAATACACCACATCCATGCTAGTATTTGCATCACCATGTGACGGACTCTTAGATCCTTAATGTTAGATAATGGATTCTTATCACTATCCATTATAACATTCCACCAATCAATAATAAAACTCGTCATTAAACATTTCTTTCTTTTTACTTACTTTGTGCTGGTAAGATATAATCATACTTGACCATACCACTATCTACACTAATCATCATAGCACCTTGATCACTAATGCTCATTGTTACATCGCCGTCTAAGTTTAAGACGCTTTGTACTTGTGCTACAGGCCAACTCCATTGGTGTTGTAGCGATCCTTCAATTCCGTGTTGGAATACAAACTCACCTGCGTGTGTACTTGCATCACCAAAACTAAACACTAAGTTACCATCAGTAGTCTTTACATTAAATGTAGGCTCTTCTGAATGTGCCGCACTCATTAGTTTCATACGTGCAATACTAGCCATGCTTGGAGTAATCTCTACGTTCCATTGTGCGCCTTTAAACTTAACAGTCTTAAGTTTTTCTTCAATGATTGCTTTGTTCATAAAGCGATAATCATTTTCAAAGTCACCTGCCGCATTTTCAAAGTGAATGTGCGTTGGAATAGTTTCTCCATTACGGTCTGCTTGTATTACATCAATCTTAGCATCTTTCTGATACTCAGGATTCTTTAAATGCAAACTTAGTTTATCTAAGTTAGGCATACCAAATGTACCTGTAAACTCTGCAACAGGATTATTTGTTGATGCTGTTAAAATAACAGATCTATCTTCAGCCATGCTTTCAACTGTTGTGTCTGTATCGCTTGTTACTTTTACTAAACTTAAAAAGCCTAGTGCATGTGTGTGAGCGACAATGTCTTGTAAAATATCTTTCATATGGGTTCTCCGTTTATAATGTTTATTATATTGCCTTTATCTTCTTTTGTCAAGAAGTTTTCTATAAAGTATTTAGGTTTCCAACCTAACGCTTTAATTTTTTCTGTGTTTGCACAAGTATATTCACGTTCTCCAGGTGTATTTAGGCGAACGGGTACATTTGGTGCAAGGTCTTGAATACGTACAGGTGCTCCTGTACCTATATCAATTATTCCATTTACATTGACTTTTGCTATTAGTATATCAATAGCATCTAACAAGTCTTGTAAATGAACAAAGTCTCTATAATGCCTAGTAGCATATTCTAGTGTATCATTGCGTAGTCTTTGAAAGAACATATTCTTTCTAGGACATATGTCTGAATATACTGTATGAAAGCGCATACCTAGTGTGTTAGGGTAACGACTTGCTAGTTCTTCTAAGCAATACTTAGACGCCGCATAAGGGTTTAAATCGGGCTCATATGCGCTACTAGAGCTTGCATAAAGCACTCTTGTGTCAGGGAAAGCATTAAACAAGCGTTTACTTGCTTCGATGTTGTTTAACCAATAACTAGCAGGGTCTTTGATGCTTTCACGTACACCGCTTTTACCTGCTAAGTGTATTACTAAATCAATTGTAGATTCTTTTGGAAACTGACAAAACATTAAGTCTTGTTCTACACCATTAGCAATATCAATTGTATGTACATTGTGTCCATACTTTAGTGTTAAACGCTTTAGTAGTTCACTTCCTATAAAGCCACTTGAACCTGTTAGTAATATATTCATCGCTTTTCCGATTCTATAACGCTTTCTCGTAAGTATGAGCTACTAAATCTGTGATCTCTATTGTTAAAATACAATTCTATATCACGTCTACGACATATATCTTTGCCTGTAAACTCTTTGTCTCTATATTCCTCTCCTAGAATTCTTACATTAATAGTGTATAATTCTAGTATATCCTCAAGGTCTTTTTCAGTACCATAAGGAATAATTTCATCTACATAACTTACAGCTTTTAATTGTGTGTAACGCTCAACTACTGTTTGTATAGGAGAGTTTTTATCTTTACGATCATTACTAGGATCAACCTGCAGACCGCATATGAGATAATCACATTGTTCTTTTGCTTCACGTAACATTTGTACGTGTCCTGCGTGAAGTAAGTCAAATGCACTACATGTAAATCCTACTTTCATTAGTGATTCCTCCCACCGTCAAATACACAAATAAACTTTAAACCAAAGTCTGTATTATTATGTACTCTGTGGAATACATTGTCCTCAATTAGTACAGTATCACCTGCTGTAACATCAAATATTTTATGATCAAGTTCCATCTGGCCACTGCCGCTGACAAACATATATACTTCTTCTTGCCCGGCATGTCGATGTCCAGTTGTACTTTTATGAGCTGATAACATTGTACTGCTTACTACCAAGTTATTTAATAATGTATTATCTTTTACAATGTAGCGATCATCGTTTTTAACTTCATCGCCGCCAATATCCCATTCACTGTATTTCATTTATCATCCTTTAACTTTCGTTCATGTTAATACAAAGAGCTTGCTGTTCAGGTTTAAAGTAACCTCCGCCTTTGCCATGATTTTCACTTAATGCTTCTCTTGCTTGGAAACACTCTACCATATTAGTATGGGTACTTACATGCTCAACGTAAGGCGTTGCATCATAAAAGTATACAAATACTAATGTCCACATTATATTACTCCTCGTAATAGTTTTCTGCTAAGTTTCTTAGCATTGCAATTAATTCTTCAATGGTATTTAGGTCTTGATTGTTATCAGTATCTATTTCCACTTCCATCTTAATTTTCATATTATTCTCCGAAATCAAACAAACTACTAAATGTATTATGTTGCTTAGTATCTTCTAATGGATAGTTTAGCACACCAATCAAGTTGTCTAGTTTGTTATCAATAATAGTCTCCGCCATTGCTGAATCATCGAATGGTAGTTCTTTAAACCATTCCGGAATACGTAATTCATCTGTTGGATACGCAACACTTGTGTAACCCAGCGGATTCTGTTTTAATTTACAAACAATAACTTTCATACCGTCAACAATCTCTTGCGAGTATTTGTCTCCGTTCATACGCTTTAGCGTATTCCAGTTAATGCTTGCCCGTACATGACCTGGCATATTTGCCTTGCCTTGCTTTTCTTCTAAACGTTTGTAGTGTCCTACTTTGTTAGCACGTTTAGGAGATCCTTTTTCATAACCAGGACGATTTTCAAACTCCTTACGGAACTCTGTAATACGTTGCAAAACATCTGCTTGCGGAATATCAGTAAGTACCATAAGCAAGATTTCACTTAGAAACTCCTGCATAAACACAGGTGTGTCTGATCTACGCAAGTCTAAGCCCATTGCCTTTACCTTGCCTGCTTTACCGTCTAGGTCTGTTCTAAAGCCTTCGTTATCAATTACTAGTGCCGCATAACGCTTCTTAGTAATATACAAGCCCGACTGTGCAATAATTTCACGTCCTGCCGCAATAACATCACTACGTGACTTTGGACAATGAAATGCGTCTGCCATAAACTTTGCAAATGTTGTATTTGCTTGTTCGCATACCTGATCCATAAGTGCAATACACTTTTCTTTAGACCATTCAAGTTTTCCGCTTTCGACGTCATCTTTTAGCATAGGCCAAGCACTAAAGTAACAAGAGTCAGTATCGCCATATATCATTGCCTTACCGACATGATCATATTCACCTGTGATACAATTGTTTACTTCTGCTGACATATGCTTAACAATACTACGTCCTGTTAGTGTTGTCGATTGTCCAATACGTTTATCAAAGAATCTACAACCAGGATTAAGAATAGCACCATACAGACTGTTCAAGTTAATCTTTTTAACTAACTGTCTTTTATCCCAATATTCAATTTCAACAGCATTGCCGGCATCTTTTGCTTTTTTAAGTTGTGCCTGCATGTCTTTACGTTCAGCATACCAACGCTTTAGTAGTCCTGGAATAACACCTTCATACTCCTGTGTAAAGATTGTACCATTCGAACTAAGCATCCAAGGATTGTGTGAGTCAAATATAAGTTTGTATATTTCAGCACCACTCATTACTTCTGTTTGTCCGCCTTCAAAATCAACTGTAAGAGGAATATCTTTACGTTGTTCCATAACAGCATCGTATTCTTCTGTTGCAAAACGTCCTTCCCAACTACCTGCAAATGACTTTTTCTTAAGAGTCATATCTTCATGCACACGGGCTTCTGATATCTCAGGACGTATCTGTCCTATGATAGTTTCAGGTGCCATATTCAATGCACGAATAACACTAGGATACAGTGAATTCAAATCCATTGACGCTACCCATTTGTGCAAGCCTTTCTTTGGAAATGCAACATACGCACCAGCCGCTTGTGTATTCTCAGTGTCGTCGCGTCTTTTACGATTAGGAACTTGTAGGCCTCTGTTGTGTGCTTCGTTAACAATGCCTTGTTCTGTAACAGCAACAGCACCCATAGTTGTTTGTAACAGCACTGTGTTTTCATGTGCAACAGTATTTGATAGATCAATAAAGCGTAGTTTCTTGTCTAGTTTGTCAAGTAGTGCTGTATCTTGTATGTTATATTCAATAAACTTACGGAAGTCATTGTTATACAGTTGATCTAGTGTGCCTTCATATGGCACTTTGTTTTCGCCTACTTCGATTTCACCAATAGCATCTAGTCGATATGTATGACGTTCTTCATATGTGTACTTACGATACAAGTTTAAACTATCTAAGTGTACTCTACCTACTAAGTCAAATGTTTGTGCTGTCTTGCCATACTTTTCATATTCACGCTTCTTAGGCAATTGGCCCCACAAGCAGAATCTGCGTGTATCATCTTTGCTTAGTACACGACTTGTTCTGTTTACAGTATACGGAATATCATAACCTTCACTGTTCCAACCTGATAAAATATCAGCGTCTTCAATTAGCGTTAAGAAAGTGTCAATCATGTCACCTTCTTTTTCAAATAACATTACATTTTCAATGCCTTCAAGTTCTGCTTTTGCTTGATCCATTGTAAGTGTCTTAGGCGGAACAGCAAGACACACCATGGTTTCCATCCACTGTAAGTATACAGATATAGAAGTAATAGGCATAAACGGATCACTAGGATCAGCAAAGCCTTTCTCAGGATCAAAGTCTGTCTCAATATCAAAGAATGCAATATTCATCTTAGGACCATCTTGGTTAAGATAGTTTTCACTTAAACATTGGAATATTGGATTGATGTCGCTTTCGAAAAGATCTTTGTCGCGGTTAATAGCAACTTCTTTTCTAAAGTCTTTTGTGTTCTTACATACAATACGTGTTAGCGGATCGCCATACACACTTTTGTATTTGCCACGTTGGTCTTTAAAGTAAAACGTATACTTTGCGTTGTACTCGCGGTATTCTCTTTTACCGTCTTTGCGTTCAACTACTCTGATAATATCAGAGTCGCGATCAAACATTGCGTCTACATAACTCATTCATTCTCCTACGTTGCTTATGGCCAACTTAACCTTCTACATGCCTAGCTATTGCTATTGGCGTTATATAATATATAGTCTACTAAGAGCTATGATGTTCATAATAATGAACCAACCAGTGAGTACTAATACCCAAGGTAGTCCACGTCTATATGCTCCAAAGAAACTTGCACAACTTCCTACAAAATAGAACGGTATGAAGATATCTGGTCTTGGAGTGAGTACAGTCCATGTTAATATAGAGCTACCTATAATAACACTAACAGCACCTATCATCTCTGCATAGTGTGCAACCGGGTCTGAGGTGAGACTATCTCTATAAAAGTCTTTAATCCCTTGCACTTATTTGTCCTTACCGACAGTTACGACCAATGTTTCAAGATCGTCAAACTCATCGGAAACTCTTTCCCAGTCACCTTTTTGTGCAATTTTAATTGCTTTGTTAATTAAACTTGGCTTAATGTCAAGTTCTTCAGCTACAGCCTTAACTGTATCTTTTAGACCTGCTGTAAGGTCTTCTACTTCTTGATAGACTGTTACGCCTTCATTTACTAGTCTTTCTAATTTTGCCTTTTCATCGGCACCGAATACACGACTTCCCATATGAGGATCTCCTTTAGTAATTTATATACTATTATACGGTATTATGAAGGGTTTGTCAAGAACTTTTTTCGTTTAATTTACGAAAAAGCATTTCTTTGATAGATTCCTGAGTAGGATCTGTTTTGTACTTTTGCTTACGTGGAAGTACTTTTGTTTTATCCGTATGTGAACCACCTGCTCCACTAGTGCGTAGTGCTTGTAGATCTTTGTATCCCGGATTACGTGCCTTGATTAACGGTTTCTTAGGTTTCTTTTGTGCCTCAGAGTTCATTTGACTCTTTGAGTTTGCCTTCTTCATTAGTATTAATAGTTCTCTTTTTAGTGCAGGATCTTTAAGTATGTTTTGTATTGATGTTGCATACTTATCAGCTACACTATTCTTGCCTTTAGTGTCTGTTTTATCTTTCTTATCGTTGCCTGTAAATACTCCGCTTAATGCTTTGTTTAGAGCATCAGGAGCAAGTGCTCCGCCTTTTTGTGTTGCATTATAACCTGTTTGAAATGCGCCGCCTAAACCTTTGGATTTGTTAACAGCTTTAACAGCATCGATTGGACCTTCTTCAATATCATTGTCCATGCTGTCACCAACAAGTTTATTTCTAGCAGGGTGTGGTGATTCGTTGCCACCTGGTTTAGAACTCTTAGTAAAGGCATCCTTGCCTTTGAGTTGACCTGCACTACCATGTTTTTGTTTACCTTCGTTAAGTGTTACGCCTGCTAGTTTAGCAAAATCACTTATGCTGTAATTACCTTCAACTGGCATAGTACCTTGCGGTACATTTACACTTTCTTGTAGGAAGTTTTCTTCAACTTGTACACTTTCTTGCGGGTTAGCGCCTTGCATACTTGCAACCATCGCCGCTCTATCAGCAGCTCGATCAGTTGGTTCTATTTGGAATAGTTTTTGTTGAAGTTTTTGAAAATCCATATTAGGCCTTTACGCACTTATTAACACGTTTGCCTGCGTTCTTGCCAGTGCCTTTTTGTGTTCCAGCTCTTTTGTAGCCTTTCCAACACTTTTCAGGACCAGCTACTTCAGATAATTCATCTTCTGATAACCCTAATGTTTTATAACTTGGGTTACCGCACTCGTCGCATATAGCAACAGCTTCAGATAATCTGTCTGCTAATGATTCTTTGTAGCCTTTTTCTTTCTTAGCAATTGCAATAGCAGCTTTTTGTTTGTTGCTTTTACCTTTGCCTTCACCAACTTCATCTTTACCACTTGAAATACTATCTAGTGCATCAGGAGCCATTGCACTATCGTCAGCTTCTTGGTAATCCATGTGATGATAAACAGAACTTAAATAGTCTGCGGCTTTCGTAATCTTTGCTTGTACCCAGCCTTCTAAGCCTTCTGCTTCACTTACACCTTTAAGCATATCGTGTAGTTTAATTGAATACTTAGCGGCCTTGTATAACTCGGCACGTGCCATTTGTACTTCGTGGTCTTGCTCAGCTCTATCAGCTAATTCGCCTAAACCTTCTTTTAAATCTTTTTCTCTCATCAGTAACTCCTACTAATATATATTTATCTTTTTGCGACCTTGCCGCCCATTAAATTGTTTTTAATATCTAAGGCATTTTTAGCTGTTCCGTCTGGATTCTTTGCTTGTGGTGCTTGTGGTGTACCGTGTTTGCCTTTTTTCTTACCCTTACTGTATGCATACGTAGGATTAACTACACTAGCAACACTACCCGAGCTAGTAGCACCTGCGCTTGCTGATTCTGCCACACTAGGATCGTTACAGTTACAATGTTTACAATCTGCTGGACAAACACAATCTTCTCTTTTAGTATCTGCACCACAACACTTGTCTGAACAATGTGTGTCTTTTTGGGATTCTAATATTATATCATTTATTTTCATGTCTATCTTCCAGTATATCTTCCATTACTTTTGTTGCTGTGTCAGTAAAAAACCTTGGAGCAACACTGTGTACTACTAATGCCGGTACAAGTAACTGAAGTTTAGCGGCTGTCTTTAGTGCCGCTGTCATATGTTGTAAGGCAGTTTCGCCTTGTTTTTCTAAGTGTAGTTTGCATTGTTTACTAAACATTACTTTTTGCCACCTTTCATGTTTGCACACCAGTGATACATTCTTGCTTTTTCACCTGATGCTTTCTTAGCACGTTTGCGTAGTGCTGTAACTGATCCGTTACAACTAGCACCTGACTTCTTTACTCGTCCAGGTCTGCTTTTGCCTTTTTTCTTACCATCAGCAAAGTTTTCTGCAATAACTTCTTCTAATGGAGTGTCAATCATTCTAACAGTTGCAAATTCTTCACCCATAAGTCTTAATGCATCAAACCTATGATGGCCGTTTACTATACGTCCTTTTGGATCAATAGTTAAAGGACTGTAGTTTCCATCTTTTACTTTAGTCATTTGCTTTTCAAGTTTACGGAAGTTTCTACCTTTTTGTACACTACGTAATTTGTTTAATTTGATTTTACCTAATTTACCTTGATCTTTAATTTGTGGAGGTGCTTCTCCGCCTGTAGGCTCGTCATCAAAGTGTGCATCTTTATATCCTTCAGCATCTTGTACATCATAACCAATACGGTTAAGTTGTTTCATAAGATACTTCATTTCTTTTTGTCCAGCATACGGAGCAATAACTACATCTGGTTCATCATAGTTTGCACCTTTTGGTACTGACTTTAAGTTTGCTAAGTTTGTTCCAATTTTGTAATGATCATATGCTGTATCAGACTTTGCTAAGAATGTATTCTTAGGATTAGGTATTTGTTCACCTTCACTGTATTGTGCTTTACGCTTTGCAATAGTTTTTTTACGTTTCATTTGCGGTGTTTCTAATGCTTTCATTACTTCGTTGTAACCTCTAAGCATACTCATAAATGCATCGTAACCTGTGCCGCTTAACACTGACTCTACGCCTTCAGCGTTGTAGTCCATGTTATCTTTAAAGCCTTCTAGTCTTTGTTTTAATCTATTCTTAAGTCCGTTAAGTGTGTAAACACCAACGCCCTTTACCCATATTTCTAAGTTATCAGGACTATAGTCTTTTACATCATGTATGTCTGCATACTTGCCTTCAGAAAGTCCTAAGTTGAATAGTACGTTTGTACTCTTGCCTTTTACTTTTTTACTTAGTGTAGGCGGTACTCCGTCTTTATCTACCTTGTTGCCAAACTTTCCAGCTTCTTTAGGAATCTGGTTAGTATCAACATCAACAGTAGTGTTAACGCCTTTTACAATTCTTCCGTCTTCTGATATCTCTTGAAACTTCATTTCTTTTTACGGCCCCTAAATTGAGTAGCACCTGTCATATAAGGTTTGCTGAACCAAAGTTTAAACCATTCTTGGTCTCCTGGCTTTAGTCCCATTTTCTTTTCTTTCTTCTTTAGCTCTGCAGCTGTTTCACTAGGATTTTCGTCAAGTTTATATTCTGAATATCCTCTAAATTCTCCTACCCCAGCAAGGCGCTTTATGTCCTGTAACTCATCCATTAGTTTCTTTGTCTACTACGCCCATGCCTTTACGTACAGCGGTATATAAAGGTTGTGCTAATTTACGATTTGGAACACCTTGTGAAAATGCTTCTAAGTTACCTTCAGCAGCCGCAAGTCTCATTTTACTTGCACTCATGCCTTCTGCACCGTCTGCATCTGGATCACGCTCGCCTGCACTTACTACTTTTAATGTGTTAAAAGAAAATGGTATTTTACCTGTTTTATCAGGCTTGCCATTATATGTGTCAAACATTTTTTGAAAGCCATCTACTCTATCACTACCTGCAATAAAGATTAAATCAGTATATCCTAAACTTTGTAACATTTCTAATGCTTGTACAGGTGTACGTACACTTAGGTGTCCTACGTTAATAGCGGGAAAAAACTTCTTTGCAAAATTTAATTTAGTTGTAAAGTCTAGTGGATCTGTTTTAGGTTTTTGTGTTTGACTAAGGAACAAATAATGATCACCATCTTGTTTCTTAATTTGGTCAACTAATTTTTGATGACCAATAGTTGGAGGGTTCAATCTACCAAAAGCAAGAACCGCTCTTTTTGCTGGTGCTTCAAACAGTTCTCTAAGAAACATTTAGTATTCCCCTTCTTCAATATTTTTTACTTCTTCGTCACGTATACGTTCAATTATGTTTAGTTCATCTTCTTCTGTAAACACACTTTGTGAACCATCAAGTCCGTACTTTGTACAATACTGTTCCATTGCATTTTTTACTAATGGACGTAAAGTCTCTGCAAAGTCTACTGACTCGCCTTTTCTAAACTTATCTGATATGCTAGTCATAACAGGATAATATTCTTTTCTATAAAACATAGGATCATTTTTCATGTATGTATGACAATCATGTGATACATTCCATTCTAGTGTAAAATCATCTTTGTTTGCTAATTCAAGTAACTTCATACTAACTCTCTTTGTTTATAAAATCTTCATACTTAGTTCCGTATGGACTAGATGCTATTAAAATATTATCATCTTCGGGCTGTTGTTTATCTGATTCCGCATTGTCTAATCCGTTTATCTTAGCTAAACGATTGCCTAAATCTCTTATTTGTTCTGCTGCTGATTTTTCTACCATTTTCTACAACTCCAATAACGTGCCTTATGACGCGGTCCTGGATTATCACAGTTGTGTCTTGCTCTAAATGAACGTCTTGCTGCTGGATTGTTTTTTCTAATACGCATAGACTTGCCTTTGACACTTGAACCGCCGTGTCCAAAGTTTACTTTAACTACATTACCTTTTGGATTCTTTACATATACTTTAAACTTTTTAGTATCACCTGCCATAGGCTTACCAAGTTTAACTTTACGTCCTTGATATTCTGCTTCATCTATCGGATCGTCATCGTCATTGTACCACATAACTCCGTAGTTTTCAAAAAACTCGTCGTCATCATCGTATGTTTCTTCTACGACAGGTGTATCGTCACCTGATGATATTTCAATATCAAAGTCATCGTAGCCCTCACTAAACAAGAAGTTCGCTAGTTTATCAGCATATTCGTCTGCTTCCGATTCATCTAGTAGTCTAGGTAGCGGTATATGATATACACTTGCTCCTTGCTCTGTTTCTAATAATTCTGTACCTGGAAAAATGCTTTCATCTAAACTTTCGTTTAAACTAGTGTTCTTCTCCATTACTACTCTTACAAAATGTTCCATAATACTTCCTTTTTAATATTTATCGTAATCAACTTATACGCCATTTTATAATGCTGCTATTCTTGTTTTGAAGTCTGCAAAGTCTGTACTTGCTGCTACTAATGCTTTCAAGTCTGCTGTATTAGTATACCCTGGTATTGCCGCATTGTGTGTAACTTGTCCGGTGTCAGCATCGTAACCAAGTATGGTTGTCATTGTATCGTTTCTAATTGGTGTAATTATTGTGCTATTTGCTCCAAAGTTGTATACTTCTGCACCAGTTGCGTTTATTACAATCGAGTTTGCGGCTTGGTTTGAATAACCTGCTTTTTCACCAATTGCTATTGCATTTGCGCCTTGATTTGATACACCTGATTCTTTACCAATTGCTATTGCATTTGCGCCTTGAGTAGTTTTACCTGCGTCTTTACCAATTGCTATAGCAGAGGTACTTTGTTGAATTGCGGCTGCGTCTTTACCAATTGCTATAGCGTCTGTACCTTGTCCTCCGAGGAAAAACATATCGTTCGTAGGTGTTTGACTTGCATTTGCGCTTAGTGTAAGTGTTGTGCCGCTATCTACAGAAACAACAGTTTGTGTTGTAAATCCAGTGCCACGAACTCGGAACCCTGGATATATTCCTGTTGTATCATCTACAACAAGTGCTGCACCGCCAGTTCCGCCACTTACATAACTAGGAACAAGAAGGTTACCCGGTGCTGCGCTATAGCCAACTGCAACAGCGCCATTTTCTTGCCCAAAGGCGCCTGCGGCTGCACCAACTGCAACAGTGTCATGGCCTTGATATTCTGCACCCGCTGATTGACCAATTGCTGTTGCATCTTGACCTTGCTCATTTAAACCTGCATTATTACCAACTGCTACTGACATCATTGCTTGGTTGATACTTCCTGCACCAGTACCAACTGCTACAGTCCAGAGAGCCTGTCCTGTTTCACCTGCACTTGAACCAATTGCTACTGCGAGGTTTGCCTGATTAGTTTTACCTGCATTGCTACCAAGTGCTATACTTGACGCACTTGTTCTTAAACTTACTGCATCTACACTTGCTGTATCTACTGGGCCGACAATCTTATTGCTAACTCCATCTACTAGTAATGTACTATCATCACCAAACACACTACCTACAACATCTGATGTAATATTTCCATCCTCTAGTGCTTCAACACGAGGATATACTTCGTCAAAGTTATCATTAACTTTATCAAGGGCTGAACGTATGCTTTCACCGTCTCCGGTTAATTCGCCTGTTCCTAAATTTATCGTTTGTTTTGCCATCTATTACGCCCTTAATGATTTAGTCTTATACTGTTAACTGTGCCGTCAGTCCAATTACTAACGTATGTTCTTACCCAAACATAGTTTCCAGTAAAATTATAGTTTTTACTATTAGTAGTAGCACTAGTATATTCTACAGAAGTAATGCTTTGAGTTGCAACTAAACCAGTAGTGTCAACACTTTGTTCACCGGAGTCTAAAACTAAAGTAAACCAGTCAGCTTCTACTGGGTTAGTTGCAAGTGTTCCTTGCATAGCTACTTTCCCAATAAACCCTGTTAGGTCTACTTGTACTGTATGAAGGCCGTCACTACGTCCGTAGTACCCGTCCCCTTTGAATTTTTCACCTGTGACAGTCTCAGTGGTACCGCCTCCTGGGTGTGTATTTGCTGTTAAAATTGTTTCGCTATTGTTCTGCATATATTTATTTATCTAGATCTTGTGTACTAACAATTCTTTGTACACTCTGAAAATTGTGTCCTATCAACAAACTTATTAGTTGTAATATCTTTTCGTCCCTAACATAAAAGTATAATCCGCAAGCACCACCTTGTTCTACAGCTTCTAATGCTATACGTCCTATTTTTACTTTGTCTTTGTTGTTTAGTACCCAATTATAAAAACTATAGTCAATACTACGATGGTTAAACGTAACTCTATAATCAAACCCAGTGTCAGTGTCAACAAGTATAACATTCTTATCTAACTTAGATAAATTTTTAGGATTTGGTTGCCAGTATTCTTTAATTGTTAAGCGAGAAACTAAGTTTGTAATCACAGAATTACTATTAGTATACACATTCATAGTCGAATTTTCAATTCTAAGTTTGTATTCGTCCGGATCAAATGATGAAAATACATTTAGCATTGTTTTGGCATTACGAAAGTCATCGTAAGAAATAAACTTTTCTCTTATACCATACATAGTAAGTATTACATTGTTCTCATCAAGACTAGATTGCATACGATCTAAATTAATACGTGCATGATTTAGATTCTTATCTCTAAACAGATGAGAACAATGGTTCTTTATAACTAACTTATAAAGGTATTGATTATAAAACAGCGATTTTGTTTCATAATTCAACAAGAGCTTCCCCAACACACTCTAATTCTAAACTATTTGATTCTTCTGTTAGTGTAATATTAACAGTACCGCCTGTTTTAAGGTTGCCAAATAATAGTTCACGTGATAAGGGTCGTTTAATTTCATTATCAATAACACGAGCTAACGGTCTTGCACCCATCTTAGGATCAAATCCTTTTTCTACTAAGTAGTCAAGTGCTTCACTTGATATATCAATCTTAACACCTTTGTCTTTAACCATGTCTTTAAGTTCAACAAGGAACTTACCAACAATTTTAAGCATAACTTCTTTAGATAGTTTCTTAAAGATAATAGTAGCATCAAGTCTGTTACGGAACTCTGGAGCAAAGAACTTTTTAAGTGCTTTATCTTCGTATTCTAATTCAAACTCGTCGTTAAATCCAATTAAGTTTTTCTCTGCATCACTAGCACCAAGGTTAGTAGTAAGGATCAACACACAATTACGTGCATCTGCTTCTTTACTATTTGATCCAGTTACCTTACCATTGTCCATAAGTTGTAATAGGATTTGTGATACGTCAGGGTGTGCTTTTTCAATCTCATCTAGTAGTAATACACAGTTAGGATTCTCTTGTAGCCTTGTGATCAACTGTCCTGCGTCATCATCAAAGCCAACATATCCTGGAGGCGAACCAATTAGTTTAGCAATACTATGTTTTTCTTGATATTCACTCATATCAAAACGCACAAGGTTTACACCTAACTGTTCAGCAAGTGATTTTGCTGTTTCAGTTTTACCTGTACCAGTTGGTCCCATAAAGATGAAACTACC